ATGAGCAGAACTAAGCTTGTTGGGACACGTGTCGAGGCATCGACGCTAGCCGCGCTCGATCAGGCCGCGTCGAACGCAGGCTGCAACAGGGCCCATCTGATGAACATCATCTTGGTCCGCTGGCTGACAGCCCGCGGTTACTTGGTGGAGGACGGCCAGGAGGTGCTGCCGTGAAGGTCTATCGCGACATCGACGGCGAGAAGCGCCTGATCGGCCGCGCCGACATCCCCGAAGCTGTCGGCGCGGTGTTTGAGGTGCCGCTGTTCGGGCGCAGCTCGACCATTGCGGAGCGCTTCATGGTCGGGGCTGTAACTTCTTATCCCGCTGGCCGGGATGCTCCCTTTGTGGAGCGGGCGATCATTGCGAGCGAAGGCCAAACGGTCGAGTTGCTGCCTGGATGGCAGGCACTGACATAGCCTAAGCCCGCCCCTCCGGCCCCGTGCGCTGCCGCACGATGCGGATCAGTAGCAGGGAAATAGCCTGCGTGCCGATCAGCCCGGCCGCGCTGGACACCCCTGCCAGCACACGCACGTCGCTGATCTGGAGGTACTGCACCACGGCCGAGGATATGGAGCCGCAGACCACGGCCTCGGCCAGCAGGGCCAGCAGCGAGGGCAGCGGCCGGGTGGAGGATTTGGCCCGCACATAGGCGCCGGCCGCGGCGCTGACGGTTCCCACGGCGAGCGCCACGGCAGCCTCGCCCCACACGCCTGGCGGCTCGGTCGGGCCGCTCACAGGGCCACCGCCTGGGCCCAGCCTGCATCCAGCTCTGCCTCGGTCAGGCCCAGGTCACCCGCCAGGCGCACCAGCAGGGGGTGATCGCGGCGGTACTCGCTGCTGTCCTGCCACTCGATCATCGCCGCCTCGCGCTCGCCCTCCGGCAACGCCGCAATGGCCGCCTCGATGTCGGCGGTGCTGATGCCCCGCCCCAGCAGCCACAGGCGCAGCTGGCGCCGCGTCAGGGGCGGCCGGGGCAGCGCGAACGGCACGACCCCTTCGGAATGATCACCCGTCAGCAGCGTCACCTGCACGCCCGTCATTGCCTCGCTCATGCCCGTGCCCCCATGACGATCAGGCGCCCGGCGGTGAAGTTCCGCGGACTGCCCGAGATATTGATGATCCGCACCGCCTCGATGCGCTGATTGGCGCCGAGCGCAATGTCACCCTCGGCCACGAGAGGCGCCCACCCGTAGCCACCTGCACCGGCGTTGGAGTCCGATCGCGTGAAAGCCTTGGCGTAATCGGCATAGCCGTTGCCCGCGCAGTTCAGGATCTGCGTGATGGATGTCAGCGGATCGTCACCACTGCCAATCCACCCCAAATAGTGCCCATAGAGAGCATCGGTTTTGGGCTGGGCCACCTGGCCGCTCAGCTGCGTGTTGAAAAGCCGGCTGTCGAAGTACTGATTGGAAGGGCCGGTGAGCCACACCCCGCCCACCTTGGCCTGCAGATAGATTTGCTGGACCGCGCCGGAGCCGACGCGAGCGCCCTCAACCGCCACCTCCAGCATGTGCACCCACTGCGGGACCGTGACCTCAACCCCGTTGCCACCCACCATGCTGGTGCTCGCCAGCAGCTCCCGCCCCAGGTCGCGGCGGTTGACGTCGGACAGCACGCGGAACTCGCTGCCCGTCCAGAGCCACCGGATGGTCTGCCCGGCGATCAGCTCGCCCAGGCCGAACTCGCTGCCGTTCGCCCGCCGCAGCGGCTGGGCGCCCAGCCCGTCGATAGCCAGCGTGACGGCCCCGGTGTTGGTGGTGGTGACGGTGTGCGCGCCCGTCATGCCGGGCCGCAGCACCAGCAGGGGCGGCTTGTGCACGATGGCCTGGGCATTGGCCGTGCCGCCGGCCGAGGGCACGGCGCCCACGATCCCGAAGCGCGCGGCATCGGCCAGGGCCGTGCAATAGATGCGCTTGGCGCCAGACACCCAATTTACCGCGGCGTTGGCGTTGCTGGACCGAACCACGTTGCGCGTGAGCGTGTCGGGCGTGCCGGCCGTGACGGTGCCCCAGCCCTCTTCCCAGGCGGCATCCGATTCGCAGCGGTACCAAGCCTCGCCCCCACTCCCGATGCCGGTCACGAAGCTGATGCGCAGCGGGTCCGTGGGGTCCGTCAGGTCATAGGTGCCGGTGCCCACCGTGGTGGTGGTCTGCTCGATGGCATTTTGCAGCATGGTGCGCCCCTTAGAGGGATTGGCGGATGGAGAACGACGCGCGGTGCACGCCGAATGCGGGTTGCGTGATGGGCTGGATCTCGGTCAGGCGGCCGATGATCCAATTGGCCTGCTGCGCCGGGGTGTCGGGCTGGATCGCGGCCAGCACCTGGCGGCCGGTGCCCGCGATGCGCTGCAGCTCGCGCACCGCCTCCGCCTCGGCCGTCGTCAGCGTCGGCAAGGTGAAGGTGAGCAGCCGGCGGCGGGGGCCGCGATCCACGAAATCGAGGCCCGAGCGGCTGTTGGTGGAGACGACGGCGCCATCCTCCATCGCCCACCCCCAGTCATAGGCGTAGTTGCCGCGCGCCGGCCGGAAGGCAGGGCCGATCCAGGCCCGGCCGAGATCCAGGTAGCCGACGCCCGCAGCCAGCGACCAACCGCCGATCTCCGCCCGCCATTGCCGCGCCGAGAGCGCGGCAGGGGGCACCAGCATGTGCATGCCGTATCCCGGCACCCAGCCACCGGGTTGCGCGCCCGTGTCGAGCACCCCGCCGCCGCCCGGCGTCGCGGCATCCAACAGGTGGCGCACCTCATCGGTGGAGCGCATCCAGCCCCGGGCATCGCCCATGGCATCGACGCCGCCGGCGTCATCGGGCTGCGCCAGGGCCAGCACCCCCACCTCGCGCAGCGCGCCGAGATCGACCGTGAGGACAGGGTTGATGATTCCGGCGGCGCTGCGCCAGCGGCGGCGCAGGATGGGATCGGCCAGGCGCGTGACGCCGAGGCCGCCCGTCTCGCTGTTGGTGGTGATGGAGACGCCCGGCCGGTCCAGCCAGTTGACCCAGGACAGCAGGAGCTTAGTCATCCCAGCACCGTCAGATCCACGCGGTTGCCCCGCACGGACTGCCCCACCACACGCACGTCGCGCCCGGCCGCCAGGCCGTAGCGCGGCCAGGTCAGCCGCGCCTGCTGGCCCAGCCCCATGCCCCAGCCCATCATGCCGACCGGCACGCGCCATAGGCCCAGCCCCGGCCGCAGCAGGGACAGGATGTTGTTGCCGAGCGCCATCGCATCCGCCTCATCATCGAACAGGGTTTCCAGGGTCACATCGCGCGCCTGGGCATTGCGCACCCGGCGCGCTGCGATCTCGACCGAGACGCGGCGGCTGGCCTCGGCCAGCTCCTGCCGCCGCGCCGCCGTGATGGTGGGTTCCGGCACAAGGTCCGTGCCCGAGAGCGGCGACCAGTTGCGGCGATAGCCCAGGCCCGCCCGCCAGGCGGGCGCGGGCGGTTCCAGCGGCTCCACATCGTCCAGGATGCTGTCCTGGTCCAACAGGATGCCGCCGGGGCCGCCGGGGGCGGAGACGCGCCCCACCACGATGCTGCCCCCGCCATCGTCGCCCCACCACAGGCCCGCGCCCGCGGCGAGGCGAGAGATGGCCTCGGCGAATGTCACCTGCTCCGCCAGCCAGAGACCGGCGGTGCCGGGCGCGTAGCCCTCAGCCGAATCAAAGGCGGCGGGGTTTGTGGCCACCCCGCCGCGCGCCAGCATCAGCCGCATCATGCGTGGGATGCTTGCGCCACCGGGCTGGCCCCAGAGATCCGCCGTGACCGTGCCGTCAGGGCTGCTTCCGAGGCGCAGGTAGCTGCCTGTGGGCGTGATGGCCCAGGAATAGGTGCCGCCGGGCACCGTGGCGGCGGCCAGCGCGGAGTAACTGCTGTAGCCGGCACCGGCATCGATGGGCGCGCCGCGGACATACACGCCCGTGATCTCGCCGATCTGGCGGGCATGCAGCTGATAGATCAGCAGCCCCGCATCCACCTGCAACGGAGGCACGTTGCGCAGGCGCCCCCAGGCCTCCGGCACCGGCTTGCCCCGCAGCTCATCCCCGCCATCGGCACCGCCCGTGCCGCCGTAGAGGCCGAGCATGGGCACATCCAGCACATAGGCCAGGCTGGCGGCGGTGATGCGGAGCAGGCGCCGATCGGCACGCCAGCCGCTGCCGATGCCGGCGAACACCAGGCGCCGGTCGGCATAGGCCGCGCTGCGATGGCCCAGCAGGCTGACGGAGAGCGGCCGGCCGTCGATGGCCAGCCCCTCCGCCGTGCCGTCATAGGCGCCATCGGTGTTGTCCACCGGGATTTCGCCCAGCGCGGCCGCGATCCGGCGCTCACCGGCCGGGTCCAGCGGGAGGCTGCGTTCCAGGGTGATGTCGCCCGCCCGCCCCTCGAAATGCACGTTGGGGCGGGTGTCGGTCGGCTGGGATGTCCAGTCCACATCCGACCAGTCCAGCCGGACATCGCCGCCGGAGACGCGGCCGGGCAGGATGCCGGCGGGCAGGATGCCCGCCGTGAGCGGCCCGCCCGTGGTGACCAGCACGCCATCCGTCGCGCTGCATTCCACCAGCAGCACCGCATCCGCCAGGGCGGGCTGCGGCAGCGCCAGCAGATCGAGCGCGACCCGGGCGGCGGGTTCCTCGATCCCCGCCGGCCAGGCGCCCGCTACCGTCATGAGTTCAGGTTCCTTGTGATCATGTTGATGCGGGTTTCGTTCGCGAGCGCGTCGAACTTCGCGCCCATCTCTGCCAAGCGCCGGTCAAGCATCTGGACCATGCCTTCAAGCGCCCGGATGGTGGCAGAGTCACCGCTCTGCCGGGCCGAGTAGGCCCCGTAATCGGCCACCTCGCCGCGCACGAAGGCCTCCCGCTGCGCATAGGTGCTGCTGGCCCCGCCATAGACCTGCTGGCTGAGGGTCAGCAGCGCATCGGCAGCCGAGGTGACCTTGGTGGCATCCGACCCCGACAGGGCGGTGTCCAGATTGCCCTGCGCGATGCGCAGCCGCTCCGTAGGGGAGAGGCTGGAGGTGCTGCTGAGAGCCTGGCCGTTCAGCCAATCCAGCACCGATTGCGCCGCTGCCTTCTGGGCATCGGCGGCCTGCTGGGCATAGCGCTTGACCAGGGCCACCCTTTCCTCGCCCAGCACTTCCTCCGTGCGGGTGATCCGGCTGGCCACCTCGGCCGCCGTCAGGCCCAGTGCCTCCAGCGAGGCCTGCGCCTGCAGGATCTCGGCCCGGCCCGCCACGTCGAAGGCCATCAGGTCGGCCTGCTGGTTCTCCCCACGGGCGCGGAGGCTGCGCACCTCCAGGCCCGTGTCATAGCTGGAGACCTGCAGCGCGCGTTGCGCCCGCAGCCGGTCCAGTTCCTTATCCCGGGTGGCGGTCAGCTGTTCCGTGGCAAGGCTCAGCTCGCGCGCCTTGTCGATCTGCGTCTGCCACTGGGCTTCCAGGGCCTTCAGCGACTTCTCGAACTCGCTGGCCTGCGTGCCGGTCAGCGCCTGATAGGTGTTCTTGTACCAATCGAGGTTGCTGGTCAGGGTGTCCACGTTGTTGCCGGAGGCGTTCAGGATGCCGCGATAGTCGCCCGTCGCGATGTTCTTGAAGCCTTCCAGCAGGAATTCCGTGGCCCTGCTGGCGAGCTGCTGCGCGCCTTCCTCGGTATTGGCGAACTGCGCCTTGCTGCCGGAATAATCGAGATACAGGTTGCCCGGGTCATTGCCGCCCCGGCCAGAGGTGACGCCCACCGCCAGCTCACCACCCAGGCGAAGGCCGCCCAGCTGATCGCCGATGGTGCTGGCCAGCTTTTCCAGGTTGCGCACCGCCGTTTCCGCCTGCGTGGCATTGGCAGCGGAGTAGCGCGCCCCGGTCAGGCCGTTGCGTTCTTCCTCCAGGCTGTACAGGTCCAGGCGGAATTCCTGGCCCTTGCCGGACGGCTTCTGGCCGGGGAGCAACCCACCGATCAGCGCCAGGACCGCGCCGCCGATGATGCCGGCGGGACCGAGGGCGCCGAGGGCGGGCAGCAGGCCAAGAGATGAGCCGAGGGAGGCAGCACCCGTAACGGCGCTGGTAACACCACCCAGACCCTGAAGGGTCCCACCCACGCCGCCACGCTGGAAGCCATTCACAGCACCGAAGATGCCACCGCCGATCGCCAGGGCACTGCCGAGGGCGCCGCCGAGGGTGATGCCCATTGGGTCCCCACCGCCACCCACGAATGCACCCGGTTCACCAGACATAGCCGTGCCGGAATAGAAGCCGCTGGGGGTCAGCGCACCATTGGCAGCAGGTGTGTAGAGGTTGGTGTTCAGCAGGCTGTCCAAGCCGCCCCAACCGGTGTTTGCCATGCCCGTGGGACTGGTCAGGAAGCTGTAGCCCCCGAACCCGCCGCCGCTGCCGCCGAACAGGTTGCGGCCGATCGACAGCGCCCCGCCACCCGTGGACAGCAGGGAGGATTCGGAGCCCCCCGCCGCCGTGCCAGCCGTACCCGCCGCGACGGCGGTGGGCGAGACGCCGCCCAGCAGGCCGCTGACATAGCGCACCATGGGCGTGGTGACGGTCTGCGAGAGGATGGCGCTGGCCGCCTGACGCAGAAGGTTGGTGAAGGTGCGCGACAGTGTGGCCGCCGCGCTCTCCCCGTTCTTGAAGCCGTCGAACAGGCCCTGCGTGGTCGCATCGGCGATGCGGTCACCCCAGTTCTGCGCGAAGCGTTCCGCCTGCTGCTGGGCCCGCTCCGCCTCGCGACGGCTTTCCGTCTCGGCCCGTTCCCGCGCCCGTTCTTCCTCGCGCTGCGTGCGCCGCCCCTCGGCGGTCTGCTGGCGGATGACCTGGAAAGCCCGGTCATCCGATGGCGACATGGAAAGTAGGCCCGTAGAGGCATCGCGGCGGAGGACCTCGTACAGGTCGCGCATGTCTTGCGCTGCACGGGCGGCGCCACGGAAGGCCGCTTCCTGCTGGCGGAGACGTTCGTTACCGGTCTGGAGCGTGCCCAAACTGGCATTCACTGCCGCGGTGTAGCCAGCGACAGCCTGCTCAGCCTCCTGCCCCGTGATGCCCAGGCGCTGAAGTTCCTGGCGATAGTCGGCCACATACCGCCGTGCACGATCTTCGGTCGCAATATCAGCCCGCGCGCGACGCAGGGCATCCTCGCCCTGGGAGGCCGCCTCGTTCAAGCGCTGAATATTGGCCACTTCCCGGCTGAGAGAGGCCGCCACATTCAGCTCGAAGCCCTGAAGCTCCAAAGCCGCCCGACGCATTCGGGCGGCAGCCCGCTCCGCTGAACCGCCAGATTCATCCAACGCCAGCCCCGCCGCGCGTGCGCGCTGGCTCAGCTGCTCCATCCGTTCTTCGAGCTGGCGGGCGTTGCCGGTGAAGCCATCCAACTCACGCGCCGTCTTGCGAATATTCTCGCTGACCTGATCGTTGCCGGTGACCAGACCCATCAGGGCATCATGGAGCTGGGCCAGGGCTTCGCGAGATACGTTGCCAGCCTCACGGAAGCCCTCCACCACCTCCACAAAGGTGCGAAGACGCTGCACATCCTCGTTGCTGACGATCAGATTGTACTCTTGGGAACCGCGCCCATAGTTCTGAGCGGCCTGCTCCTGCATCGTCCACAGATCACTGCGCACGCCGGCGGCCATCGGCCCTACGCGCTCAAGCACCTGCCGCTGGAGAGCATTCTGCTCACCCTGCAACGCCGCGCGATCCTGCGTGATATTGCGGATTTCCTGCTGCTGGCGCGCAACGCTCAGGGCATTGTACCGCTCGGTCAGCTCGCGGACCGCCGAAGCCTCGGTTTCAAGGGCGGTGTGATAGGTCCGTGCCTCATCCTGCACTTGGCGGAAGTTCTCCGCCAGGCGCTTCACGACATCGTTGAATCGCTCGGTCTCACTCCGACCGTTGACGAGCTGCGCCGCCAGCACGCCGACCGTCAGCGCCGCACCAGCAATGGCGCCGCCCGTACCGAAAACCCCCAGCAGCTGGCTACCCTGCTGACCGAAAGCCACCAGGGCGGACTGGCCGGCGGAGACCTGCACCGCGAAATCCTGGATCTGATAGCCAGCCTGGCCCATCACCTGGCCCAGGCGCGCGCCGCCACGGGAGGCGTTGTCGTTGGCCGCGTCGAGCCGGGCGGTCGCCGCGGCAGCCCCGTTGACTGCCGCCGACATCGTCCCAAGCCGAGATTGGGAAATTTCCACGGCTTCATTGAAACGGCGCAGCGCCGCGACGCGCAGTTCACCGACGCGCTGCGCCGACTCAGCTCCGGATGCCTCCGTGCGGTTCAGCACGTCCAACTGCCGGGCCAGACGTTCGGCAGCTGCCGCCGCCGGGTCCAGCACCGCCTGCGTCCGCGCGAAGGCACGCGCGAGGTTGGCCTGGGACTGAGCGGACTTCTCCGCAGCGGCCCCCGTGCCCTCCAGCGCGGTACTGGCAACCTCGGCCGCCGCCGGGATCTGCTGCAGGGCGGCCTGCCCCGCCTGCCCAAGCCCTTCCAGCAACTGACGCGCGCGATCCGCCGCCTCCACGCTCACGCGCATGGAGACGCCGCCCCCGGCAAATCCGGCCATGTGTGATTATCCTTCGAGGATCGGTTGCACCGCGGCGCGCAGCTCCTGCGCCGCTTCTGCCTGCACGGTCCCGAGATCGAGCAGGCGGGCGTTCCGGCTGCTGGGCAGCAGCAGGAACCATGGGGTGCCCCGGCGTTCGCCAGGGCGCTTCAGCACGGCCAGCAGGGCGCCGGCACGCGACTTCGTGGGAAACAGCACGAATTGCGGCCGGCGCTTGCCCTCGCCGCGCTTCGGCTGCGCGCCCTTGGCCGAGGGGGTGGCGCTGACCACATCCGCGCCCAGCGCCTCGGCCGCATCATCCAGGCGGCTCAGGCGCCGTTTCTGGCCGCCCGGCACCGGGCCGCCCTTCCGGTTTCGGTCGGTGTAGGCGAAGCCCGCCCGCACCGCGGGCTCCAGCGGGATCACCAGGAACCGGCCGTTGCGAGGCAGGATGGCCGCCCCCTCCGCGAAGGCCGCGTGCAGCACCTCGGATTTCGAGTAGACGAGGCTGGCCGGGCGCAGGGTACGCTTGCCGCGCGGGTAGTGCTCCAGTTGCCAGGCCTTGGCCAGGCCGCCGCCCAGCCCGGCCTGCTCCACCTGCCGGCGCAGCTTGGCCTGGGCATTGCGGGCCACGCCATGCACGGCGGCGGCCAGGCCGTCCTGAATGCCCGCCACCTGATCGGCGATGATGCGCGACAGGTCGCCCTCGATGGTGGTGGCGAGGCGCATGGCGTCAGACCGTGATGCCGCGCCTGGCCGCCAGATAGGCGCGGATGCCCGTCGCCACCTTGGCCTGTTCCGTGCTGGTCAGCGCCACGTTGTGGATTTCGGCCGCCGCGACGTGGTTGCGGCCCTGGTAGTCCGAGCGGAAGGTCGAGCCGATCCGAAACTTGCGGCTGCTGGTGTCGAGCAGGCGAGGGTTCACGTTGACCGTCGTGACAACTTTGTTGTCGGTCCAGTCGCGGAACTCGAAGCCCACGCCCGAAGTGATGGTGATCGACACCAGCCGGGCCTTCGTGTGGTCGTCAATCGGCATCGCGGAACCCGCTATGCCAGGGACGCCGGCGGTCGTGTATCCAATCAGGAAGCGGAGATACGGCTTGTTGGTAACCGCCTCCAGCCCCTGGAAGTAAATCGCAACACCTCCGGTGCTGGACCCGCCGTTATTGCTCAGGCACGTCGCGTTGAGGGCCGCATCCGTGTTGCTCGGCAGGTCGATGCTGTCCAGCACGGCGAACAGCGTCATGTCAGCCGTCTCGGCCACCTGCGTCTGCATGTAATTCACGGTCGATTTGTAGGCCGCGCCCTTCGCGTCATAGGTCGGCGTGCCCACGATCGTCGCGTCACCCACCCCGCTGGCATAGTAGTTCCGCGCAGCCTCGGCATCGCTGACGCCCGGGAACCACAGGCCCTGCAGGCCGCGTGTCACCTGGGGGATATAGCCCACGATGGGGCCGGTGTAGTTGGCATTGATCACATAATCGACGCCCATGATGCCTCCGTCAGGCTGCGATGGCGGGCATGGAGAAATGCGCGCACCAGTTGTTTTGCGGGTAGGGTTTGCCGACCAGCGCGGCGATGTTCTCGGTCGCGTCCATGCCGGTGCTCGGCAGGTAGGTGTAGGCGGTGGTCGACACGGTGCCGTCGCTGTCGCGCAGGCAGCCGTTGCCCGCGCAGCTGTTCTGCTGGCCGTATTCGATGATCGGCGTGCCCACGACGTCCCGGCCGAATGCCAGCAGCACCACGCGCTGGCCCGCGATCTGCACCGAGGTGAGCGGGATGTCGCCCGCATCGTCGCGGGCACTGAAGCCCTTGGTGGCGTAATCGGTGGCCACGCCCTGCACATAGGGCAGCCCCCATTGCAGCGCTCCCTCGGGCGTGTGGAATGCCAGCAGCGCCGAGCGGGCCCGCCACAACAGGCGCACCGGGTGCAGCGGCTCCCAATCGCGCCGGTCGATCAGGATGCGCGCCATCACCTTGCCGAAGATGGCGCCGAGCCACCGCACCCCGTTGGTGGTCAGGTGCCCACCCTTGTCCGGGACGAAGTAGCTCGGCGAGGCCATGAACACGTCAGGCCGCTCCAGCGCCAGTTCCAGCTGCGCCTGGCCGATGGCCAGGTTGGAGGCCTGGCGCACATAGGCGCCCCCGGTCTGGTACATGAAGCAGGCGGGCGGCCGGGCATCGCCAGCGCCGGCCGTGGCCGCCGCCAGGGCATCGGCATTCGCCGCGGCGCGGATGGTCTCGAAGGTGGCCCGGTAGGTCGCCTTGTCGATGCCGGATGCGGTGTAGTCCTGCTCACCCTGGAGCCAGGGCCAGGCCACCAGCTGCCATGGCAGCGCGGCGCCCGTGGCGGCGGCCTTGCCTTGGGTCATGGCCCCGGCGATGCGGGCGTAGCAATTGGCCGAGGCGCCAGGCACGAAGTTCGCGATGGGCTGCCCGCCCTGGCCGCTCTCCGTCGCCACGAACAGCAGGGAGGGGTCGGCGGAGAGACCCCGCCGGTCCAGATACACCTGGCGCAGGTGGTCCAGGGCGCATTCCAACACCGTCTCGCCGAAGGCATCGTCACCGAAGGTCAGGGCCGCGATCTGCTCGGGCGTCAGCAACGTGGCCGATGCACTGTCCCGCACCGTCGCCACCAGCGGCGACAGGGCCGTGCTGCCGAAGGGCGTCCAGGGGGCCGAGGCGGCGTGGACCGAGCCCCCGATCATCCTGTTGTCCAGCCGCTGGCTGGTCATGGCGGCCGGGTGGGTCTCATAGCCCACGGCCAGGGACTGACCCCGGATGTCGAACTGGTTCAGCCCCGGCAGCAGGGGCCGCACGGCGGTGACCTGGCGCCCGTTGACGCCGGCGCTGTAGGCCGCCGCGTAGGCGTCAGCCGCGGCGATTTCCTCGGCCGTGAAGCCGCTGGTGGAGCCGCCGGCATAGGTCTGGATGCGGGGCACATGCACTGTGCCGTCCGTGCCGATCTTGGCCACGATCATGTTGCCCACGCGCAGCCGCAGCAGCGCGGCAGGATCGTCCAGCGGCATGGCGTCCAGCCCCAGATTGGAGGAGCTGCTGCCGTCGCTGGCCAGGGTCATGCCGGGCAGCGCGATGCCGCCTGTGGTCAGCTTGAGCCCGCCGATCTCCACCGTGCCATCCGCGAGCCACTGGGCCAGCACCAGGCCGCTGGAGAGGCGGATGCGGTACAGCACCCGGCCCGTGGGATCATCGGCCGGGGTCTCCAGCGCAAAGCCCAGGAGGCTTTCCTGGCGGCCGGTGTGCTCCACCGACAGGCCGGCCGTGGCCCAGCGCGTGTTGTCGAGCAGCGCGGCCACCATGCCGCGCGGATCGACCAGCTGCCACAGCGCGCTGCCGGACCCGGGGCGGATGGCTCCGGCGGGCATGCGAAAGGTCCCGTCCTGCTCAATAGAGAGCAGGCCATCGCCTGCCAGGGTGCGCAGCACCCACACGATCCAGTCCCGCGCGGCGTCTGAGGCGAAATTGCCTTCCAGGGTGGCGGTGCGCTGGCCGAGCACGCCCACGCTCGGCCCGTCATAGGTCCAGGCGGAGCCGGACCAGCGATAGCGGCCATTGCGGTTGGACCCATCGGGGTTGGCGGTGGCCGGGGCAGCGGGGTCAGCATAGACCTCGGCCAGCACGCCCACCCCGGTCCCGGCAATCAGCTGCAGATCCGCGAAGGTGCGCACCTGCGTGGCGGCATCGAGCACCGCCGCCTTGACGGCATCGAGAGCCTGCACAGCCTCATCCCGCGCCACCAGGGCCTCGTCGATGCGCTCCTGGTTGGCGTAGGTCATCAGCGTCTCGACAACGCTCATCGCGACGGCCTTTCCTGATCTTCTTGGGTGGCCCATGCCCCGCCGATCTGCCCGAAGGCATCGATCAGCCAGGCGGACTGGTCGTTGATCCCGCCGGGGTCAGGCAGATGCGCCAGGCCGCCCATGTCGCCGCGGCAGCGGCACCACAGGCGGACCAGCTCATGCCAATCGTCGGGGATGGTAAGACGGGGGTTCATGGGCCAGGGGCGATTGCCCACCAGCCATTCGCCGCCGTCAGAGGGCTTCAGGCCCCCTCGGAACCCGTCTGGGGCGCGGGCGCAGGCGACGGCGCCCCAGATGAGTTTCCCGCGGCGGCCGGCACATAGGCCAGCTCATAGGCACGCCAGCCGAGCGAGAGAATGTCACCCTCGATCGCCTCCAGCAGCTCATCGGGCACCTCATTCAGCGCGCGCCGGAAGGGCGGCAGCCCCGCCCCCTCCCAGCCGCGCAGGGCACGGCGCAGGATGATCTGGGGCATCAGGTCCCACCACAGCTGATCGGCGGCGCGCGCCGAGGCGAAGAACGGCACGGCCATCGCGGCCAGCACCATCGTCTCACGGTCGCGCACCAGTTCGGCGGACAGGAGGTTACCGGCATCTTCCGCCGCCTCGCAGGCGTCGAGGGTGGCCAGCAGCTCATCCAGCGTTTTGGGCGCCAGCTCGGCTAGCGCATCGCGCAGCAGCTGCCGCATACGCAGCAGGCCAGGCGAGAGGGCCCCGGCCGCGATCATGTCGCGGCGGAACTGCTGCCGCTCCAGCATCGTCAGCGGGGCCAGCTGATAGGCACGCTCGGACGGCTTGCCTTCGTCATAGCGCACCGTCACCAGCTGGCGGCGCGACGTAACCACATCGGTCATGGGGGTGTCCCTCAGTACTGGCAGAGCAGGAAGCCGGCGTCGGTCAGGTTCGCCTGCGCGCGGATGCTGTTGGCCTCGAAGCCCTGGCTTTCGCCCGGGTCCTGCTGCAGCTGGCGGATGCTGGGCATGGTCGCCATGAAGCGATTGCCGGGCGTGGTGCCGAGCTGGGCGTAGAACGACCCGCTGGCGCCGCTGCGGAAGGCATCGAACAGCCCAGCCTGGTTGGTGGTGTCGATCAGCGGATCGAGCGTCAGCATGCTGGCGCGGCTGATCGGAACGCCCGAGCCCACGCCGCCGGCCGCCTCCGGGTCCGGCGGCAGCGCGGTGCTGACGCCGAGATCGAAGGAGCAGGAGCGCAGCTGCGCCTTGAGGCCGAGCAGGCGGGACTTGCCACCCTGGAAGATGGGCGGCTGCTGCGCGGCGCCGGCCACCAGCAGGGTGGGGTTGGCGTTCGCGCCCTGGTCCAGCATCTGCGCCTGCAGGGAGAACACCAGCGTGCCGATGCCGCCCGTGCTGAGATCGAGCCGGGCAGTGCCGGTGGCCCCCGTGAAGCGCCAGCGGTAGCCGTCCTTCCAGAGGTAGACGGTGACCGTCTTGTACACGCTCTCATCGCTGGTCGGGCGCCACAGCACGTTGGGCGGCACCTGCACCAGCGTGCTGGTGGACAGCACGGGCGAATAGGTCTCGGCCAGGGTGGCGACGCGGCCGCTGGTGTAGTCCAGGCAGGCCGCCACGGCACCGCCACCGGGGTTGCCGGTCAGCAGCAGCGGCACGCCGCGGTAGATCTGGGCGGTGTTGGAGAAACCCACCGGCAGCGTGAGGCTGGTGGCGCTGCCCGCCGTCGCGGCCGTGGCCGCCACGCCCGTGTTGTCGATCACCTGTTCCATGGCGCAGGCCTGGAGCAGGCGGCCCCAGGAAGGCGGGGTGCCGCCGGCGCCGGTACCCCGAAGGGGCACCCTCAGCTCCAGCGTGGGCTGGAAGCTGCCCAGCGCGGGCGGCAGCACGTCCAGGCTGCCCGAAAAGCTGGGGTCCTGTACCACCTGCGCCCCGAAACGCGCCTGGCAGTCACCCAGGATGAGATCGGCCAGCAGCGGCGAGCCCGCGATGGCGTCGGTGCCGGGCGTGGTTTCCACGCGCACGGCCACAGCCGCGAAGCGACTGCGCAGCAGAGATCCGCTCATGGGATCATTCCTCTGATGTTAGGGGATGCTGGTCTGGCCAGCGACGAGCCACAGCGTGGCGGCGACGGTGATGGAGACCTCACCGAGATGGTCGGAGCTTTCTTCGACCGGGTAGGCATCGGCGCTTGAGCTGCGCACCTGGACATCCTCACAGAGCGGCAGGCCGCCCCGATCGAGGCGCGCGCCCTCGGCCTCAATGGCGGCGATCAGGTCTGCCTCCAGCTGGGCCAGGGCATCGCTGCAGGCGACTTCCGTCGCCGCGGCGACGGGGTAGCCCACCACGGTGATGCCAACCGTCCAGAGCGTCTGATACGGCGTGGTGGTGTTGTCCGCCGCGGCGTCGCCCGTCACATCGATGCAGATCAGCGGGCGGGCCTCATCGGGCACGTCGTCGCGGCGCGCGCGCTCGATCGTGTAGCCGTCGAGCGACGCCGCATCGGCCAGGCGTGCGAGCAGCGCCTGACCCAGCGCGGTGCGGAAGGGCACAGGCATGGGGCCTCACTTGGAGAGGGTGATGGTGGCCTGCGTCCGCTCGGCGTCGATCTCGACCACCGCCACCTTGCTGATCTCGGTGCCGATGCGCAGGACATCGCCCGCCAGGGGCTCATAGGGCAGATCGGCCAGGCAGAGCGTGACGTGGCGCGGGTCGGTGCTGGCCTTCCGGCTGGCACCAGGGAGGGAATAGCCCTCCGTGGGTGCCGTCCGGGTCACGCGCAGCGGCTGTTCCCCTGACGGCACGCTGCTGCGGCCGGGCGCTGCGGTGTACCAGGCCTCGACTGAGGCGTTGGGATCACGGTGCAGCGCCCGCGCCGCAGCGGCGAAGGCGTCGGACATTACGCGGCCACGGCGTTCGGGCCGCCCAGCTTCACCATCAGAGTGGTGGCGCCGGAGGCGTAATTGCCCGGACCAACCGCCCAGCCGATGCAGCGATTGCTGGTGGCCGTCGTGGTCACGTTCCCGGCCGCGTTGTCCCAGAAGACGCGCACGCCCTCATTGATGGCGGTGCCGGACACCTTGGGGAGGGTGAAAACACCCTCCGTCTCGATATCCACCGGGGAACCGGAGGCGGCGTCACGCAGCGCGACGCCGAACAGGTCACCAACCAGAACGCCCTGGCCGGAAACCACCGTGGCCGGGGCCGTGACGGTCACGGCACGGCCCTCATGGATGTAGTTCTTCATGGTGTGAGTTCCTTCTGTGCTGCGGATCAGGCGCCCTGGTTGAACCAGGCACCGCGCCAGCCGATGGCGCCCACCGCGAAGTCGTGGACCACCTCCACCTGCATGCCGTCACGCCCCGGGATGGGGTTGTGCACGCGGATCTGCGGGGCAGACTGGCCGTTGACGTAGCCGTACACGAAGGTCGGCGCGGCACCGGGTTCCGGGAACAGGTACCAGCGGTTGCCAGTCACGTTCGCGTCCACGATCGGCTCCAGATCCGTGTACAGCGCCACCTTGCCGGCTTCGGTCGCCACGATCTGGCGCGTGTAGCGAAGCGCCGCACCGCGGTACGCCGAACCGGTCAGCAGAATGGACGGGCGCAGGTTCAGCTTCAGCCCGTCGAGCGAGGTGTGCTCGATGATGCCCGCATAGGCCGCGTCGAGCGTGGTTTCGCTGATCGCAGCACCGCTGGCGGCCCGATTGCCGCGCGTCGTCGCGAACAGCGTGGTGTTGCCCTCTGCCAGAGTGGGCCCGGCACCGCTGTTGGCCCCGAGCTGCGCATAGGCCATCGCATTCTCGAAGTCCGCGACGCGGCGGCCGATCATGCTGCCGAAGTCGGTGAAGGCGCCGAGATCGTCGTTCACCAGCATCTGCCGGGTGACGGCGATGGCCTTGGCATAGGTCTTCGCGGTCACGCGCTCGCGCTTCTCGGAGATCGTGCCATCCTTGATGGCACCGCCCTCGCCCAGTTCCTCAAGCGCCGGGAAATCACCGGCCGTCAGGAAGCTGTGCGCCTTGAAGTCGTTGAACGGGCGATAGGCGAAGATGCGGCGATAGCTGGGGTTGGCCAGCGCCATCCCCGCCTCCAGCATCTTGTTGCCGGCATTCTCCAGCAGCAGCGGGAAATCGCTGCTGGTGTGGAAGCTGCGCTCCAGGAAGTCCTGGCGGTCGCGGGGCGAGACGCGCTCGCCGCGGAGATGCGCCAGCTCCATCAGCATATCGCTGGGGCGCATCCGCAGGAACTCGCGGTAGCGCATGCTCTCCTGGCCCTGGGCCAGGCCAGGCATGGTGCGCACCGCGATGGCGGTGGCCATCGCCGCACGGACCTCCGCCGGATCGTCACCCGATGCGCCGACGCGCGGGCGGGAGGAGGGGTCGGGGCCGCCGGCGACCTTCGCCCGCGCCTCCAGCTCCGCGATCAGGCGGGACTGCGCCGTTTCGACGCTGATACCCTCTTCCACCAGCTTCTCGGCCTGTTCCTGCAGGCCAAGGGTACGGCAGGCAGAGTGGATGCCGGCGATACGGCTGCGTTCGGCCTTGGCCGCCTCGGCCCGAATCGCGTCAGCGTTCGGCGCCTCATTCACGGGCGGCGTGTTGGCAGGCGGGTTGCCCGCCGGGTTGGAACCGCTCATGCGGATATCCTCATGATGAGCCGGCGGCGCCGGCGGGGTGGGAAGGGATGCGGGGCCCGGGGCGGGCATGCCGCGCGTGCCGGAACCGGCATCCGCCGGCACCGCCACGAAAGACAGCTCGAAGGGTTGCCACCGCAGCAGCTCGCGCAGCTCCGGCTCCTTCTTGGTCGGGTCCGGCGTCACCCGCACCTGGTCGGGCTCATAGGTGTAGCCGACCGAGATATTGCGGATGACGCCGGAGGCGATGTCACGGATGAGGCCCTGGATTTCCTCGCGTTCACCGAAGCGCAGGACCGCCTTGCCGGTACCGTTCTCCAGCCAGGCGCGCTGGACTACGCCAATCTGCGTGTCGAGACCCCAGCGCTGATGGCTGTCCAGGACCGGCGCGGCGCCGCTGCCGAGGCGGGTCATATCCACCGCGTCGTCGCTGACCACCAAGCGCTCCAGATAGTAGCGCTCGGTCCACCAGTCATAGCGGCGGACATCGGCACCCGTGGTCCACACCACCTCAATGGTGCGCGTATCAGGGTCCCAGGTTTCCGGGGCGAAGCTGGCGTCACGACGCAGCAGATCGCCCGCAGGCGCCTTTCGCGCCTCGGTTTCGACGGCCATCAGGCCCTCCAGGTCAGGTGGTGGTGGTATCGTCCGGCGCGGCGCCGTCACTGCCGGCGCCGGGCGTGCTGGCGGCGCCGTTCTTCGCGGTGCGGCGTGGGTCGGAATCGAGTATCAGGCCCAGCTGGTCGGCCAGATCGTTGACGTGCCTGATGGCATCGAACACCTGGCGGGTGGTGTAGCCCCGGCCCGCATGCAGTTCCGTCAGCGGGGTCAGGCCGCCACGCGCCTCGATCAGCTCGGCCTGGGCATCCTTCAGCGGGTCAACCCAAGGGCGCTTCGGGAAGCCCCATTCGCAGCGCAGGCCGGGCACGCCGGCCGTGGCCTGCACCCTGTTCCAGGCGGGGCGCAGCAGCTGCGGCACGAGCATCAGCCACTGCCAGCGGTCCAACAGGGTCCAGAATTCCAGCTTTCCCGCGCGCATACTGCCGTAATTCGCCGTGCTCAGGTCGCCGGTCAGCTCCGCATAGGGCAGGCCGATACCGGCAGAGATCGCCAGCATTTCCCAACGAAGGTAGTCCGTCAGGCCCTGATCCCGGGGCGGAGTGACCGATACGATGTCTTCATCAAGCCCCAGGCGTTTAATGGTGCCGGGCTTGATGGTCTCGTTCAGCTCCTGCGAACCGCCGCGCCCGCTTTGCACCACCTGCTCGCCCAGGGGGGAGGCGCGCGGGGTATTGGCCGGCCCCTTGATGAAGATTGCAAGCGCCGCGGCGATCTTCTTCCGCATGCGCTCGGCGCCCAGGTAATCATCCATGTCGCGCAGGCCGAGCATGGAAGCGGCGAGCCAGGGCACACCGCGCACTTGGCCAGCACGCAAGCGCTCAAACACATGATCCACGAAGCGCGCCTCGACGCGTACCCGCTTGCCGATCGCGCCGAGCGGCGAGAGGGGGTCGCCCGGGTGTTCCAGGCGCAGGTGATAGGCGACGCGCCGCCCCCGCGCATCGAACTCCACCCCGTTGATGATCCTGCCGGAGCCGTTTCGCGACATCTCGTTATGCTGCTCATCGAGGTAGTCGCCCTCCAGCACCTGCGTGGTCCAGCCGCCCGGCGCCTTTGCATTGGGGGTCCAGATCAGCAGCGCCTCGCCGCTCTCCACCACGGTGCCGACCAGCAGATCCTGCTGGGCATAGAAGCCAAGCCCTTCCTGTTCATCCGTCGCCTCTGCCCAGTCCGACCAGGCGCTTAACGCGCGCTTGCTGGTGCGCTCGGCCGCCGTTTCGTCGGGGCGGGGCACCACGCCCGTGCCCACCATGTGGGCGGGCAGCTGGCGGCGGGCCTTCCGCGCCCAGTTGTTGTTCCGCACCAGGTCACGGCTGCGATTGCGCAGCATGGCCAAGGCAGGGCCATCCTCCGCCGCTGCCGAGCTGCCCGCCGTGCGCCAGTTCCGCGTGCTGCGGCTGACCTTGCCGGCGTCATAGCCCCGCATCGCCAGCAGGCCATCGAACTGCACGCGGGCTGCCGCTCGCCGCAGCGCCCAGCCAGGCAGCAGCGGCGCCAGCATGCGCTCCAGGAAAAGGGCCATCAGTCGCGATCCCATGTGGCATAGGAAACGCCGCCCACCTGATCAGCGGGCGAGAACACGGTGGCCGGCACCGCCGAGGCGATAGCGGAACGCAGGGTCTGAAGCCTACCCAGGTCGGCATCGGCATACTTCACCATGCGGCCATCCGCGAAGCGAACCTCTGTCACCCTCTCGCCGCTGACGAGCGCCATGATGGCGCGGTCGACCGCATCCAGATCCGCGCTGGTGAAGGCCATGTTTCTCTCCTGTCAGTCGAACAGTTCCTCCGCGCCTGCGAAGAAATCGTCATCCGGTTCGGTCTCTGTGATGACGCGGCTCTGCGCGTCCTCTTGTTCGGCGCGCAGGCGCTCCGCATCAGCCGAGGCCTGTGCCGCGGCTTCCGCCTGTGCCCGCAGATCGGGTGACCAGAGGGCCGACAGATCGGGCTGCGCTGCCTCCGGTGGGCCGAGACGCTGCGCCATGAGCCCCTGCCACATCTCGTCGGTCCAACCGCTGGTGTAGTGGCGGGCCAGGGCTCTGGTGTAGACGGCCAGGTCCCAGGCCTCGTTGCGGGACGTGATCTTGTCCCACTTGCGCTTCCCCGTTTTCGGGTCCTCAACGAACCGCTCCGCCAGAAGCTGATTCATCCAGGCAAGATCCACGATTTCCGAGAAGCGCAGCGCACCAGGCGGCCAACCCTCGGGGCCGGGGCCCTGCTCGGTCAGCTTCAGCGCGCCGGCCAGCTCGGATTTGATGTCCCAGGTGCCCACCGGCCACAGCGCGACTGTGCCAAGTTTGCGGCCTGCGAAGTCCACAGCCTGCCGCGTGGGGGTACCGAGCGGCGGCAGCTTCCAGCCCTCGCGCCCGTCCAGCGCCATCACGCGCGGCTCGGGCCGAGCGGCATGGCGGCGGACATAAGCATAGACGTGGCTGGACATGTAACCGGTGTCCACGCCCCAGGCCTCGGGCTTCAGGTCCCGGCCCCACGCATCGCGCCAGGTCCGGTCCAGCAGCTTGTCGTGCTCGGCCCAGGTGCTGGGCTGATCGGCCGCACCCTCGATCACGCCCCAATCCACCAGCCACTGGCCGAAGGCCTGATCGAAGCCCCACACCGCCCACTCCAGGCGGTTGCCCTGCACGTCCGTAGCCGCCATCAGGAACAGCACGCCGGCGGGAACCTGGCGCGTGGGCCAGCGATCACGGCGCAGCAGCAGCACCTCTGCCTTCGGCAGATCATATGCCTCATCCCAGGCTTCACCCAGCATCTGCTGGTGGAACACCTTCAGCTTGCCGGGGTCGGCAGCGGCCTTGTCCGAAGCCTCCGCCACATCGCGCCAGGGTGTGAAGGGCGAGTACAGGGCATTGAGGTGGTAACTGGGGCGTCGGCCGACCAGCTCTGGGACCTCATGCACCCACTCGCCCGCCGCCAGCATGTGCGCCTTATCGGCCTCGCGGTGCAGGTGACCGCAGACCTCACAGGCATATTCCGCCCCCTCAGGCTTGCCTGGCGCCCAGATCAGCTGGGCGAGGCGCAGATGCTGGCGGTGTCTGCAGCCGAGGCACGGCACATAGAAGCGCCCCCGGCTGCCAGCTTCGTACTCCTTGGTGGCCCGGCATTTCCCCTTCACGCCGGGGGTGCTGATACCCACGATCTTCTCGCCCACCTTTCGGAAGGCGAGGGTGCGCGAGATGGCCTGATCAGCCGGGTGGCCGCGCCCGTCCGTGTCTTCCGGGTACTCGGCCAGTTCCTCCAGCACCACCAGGCGAGCGGAGCGCGACTGGAGATCCGCCGAGGAATTGGCGGAGAGCAGTTCGACCTGGGCATTGCGGGCGCCGCGCTTCACCGTGGTGGTGGAGCCGCCGCCGTCGCGGCTGGTGACATCGGCCACCGCCTCGCGCAGCTCCGGCGAGCCGGTCAGCATCGGCTCCAGCTTGTCGCGATTGTACATCCGCATGGAGTTCTGTGAGGGCAGCACAACCAGGGCATTGGTGGGCGTCTCGTGCAGCACCTGCCCCAGGATGTTCAGCCCCATCTGCGTCTTGGCGATCTGCGCCGAGCCGAGAAACATCACCCACCGGGCCGGGTCGCGCAGCGTGCAGCGGTCCATCGGCTCGCGCAGGTACGGCACCCGGCTGGTGCGCCAGCGGCCCTGCGCCGGGCCCTCGCTGACATACCGGATGTCGTCAGCCCAAGCGCTACAGGGCCGTCGCGGATTCGGGCGCGCGCCCTTCGCCATCGTTTCCAGCAGCCACTGGCGATCGGCTTCCAGTGCCTCCTGCATCGATGGTTTCCCTCGCGAATTGCTCGAAGATGTCGTCAATCAGGTCCGCGAGGCGGACCCGCTCGGCGTCGTCGGTCACGTTGTCGCGGGCCATTTCCTGCAGGCGCTCGCGCAGCTGCCGGGCGGCAGGGCCGATGACGCCGGCCACCACAGTGCGCGGAACCAGCTCACCACGCCGAGCCTGCAGCTCCATTTCCGCGCGGGCAGCATCGGCCGCCATCTTGCGGGTGCGCTCGCGCTGGAATTCGCTGTCATCCTGCGGCTGGGCGCCCAGGGTCAGCTGGCCGCCTGCGGCGGGGCCGCGCGTCTGCAAAGCAGGATCGAGGTCCCCGGCTCGGCGGCGCTTGTATTCCTCGATGTCCACTTTCTTGTCGGGGCCGACGATGCCCCAGTCATTGGCTTGGCGCGACACAGTGGACTTGTTGACGCCCAGCTCGGCCGCGATGGCCGTCATGGTCATGCGAGACATGGTGTTGCCTTGTTGTGCAACGGGTTGCGGGCGTTGCACCCTCCCGGCAACGGGGCACTAGCGAACGCGCGCGCGACTGCGCCCCGTATAGACGAGGCGCCAGGAGGGACCCGCGATTTCGGGGGCGGAGGGTGGGCGGTCACATGGCCAACCTCCCTCCAGAAATGACAACGCCCGGCAGCCTGTTGGCGTCCGGGCGCAAATATCAACGATGGTGCTTTGATAGGCTGAAAGGGCACTCGGGGTCAAGCGGCGAAATCGGCATCAGGAAGAGGGTCAATCCACCTCGCCTGCTCGGCATACCAGAACAGGCTGAGCTGGAGCTTCCGCAGGGCCGTCATGCGGTGGATGCCATGGCGCACGCCATACTGCTTGCAGCCGAGGTTATCGGCGCAGATGCCCAGCGTGATCTGGCGGAATGTCAGGCCCTTCACCGCCTCGGCCTTGGCCCACTCCGACCAGGGACGGAAGCGCTCGACATAGGCGCTCCGCATGTGAGAGGGCCAGTCATCAGCATCGCTGCCGGTGATGCGCTCGTCATACCGTGCGACCACATTACCGATGATGCCCGCCGTGGTGGCATAGACCATCTCGGCAATCTCTCGCCCTGCCCTGCATTGCTCCGGCCGCAGCAGCCCAGCGTCCAGCATCATGACCAGCACGTCACGCTGCAGGGGGCGAGGGTCAGCGACTGCGGGACGAGAAGCACGCTGTTCCTCGACCGCAGCCTGATGTCCCGCCCGAGCGGCTTCGGCCTGTTCGTCCGTGGTGACGTAGGCCAAGCCTTGCACGGTGTGCGACATTTCGGCTTGTCCCCTCGCTGTCCCCTTCATGTCTCCTTCTATCCTTTTGATAAACCTGTTGAATTCTAATGAGGGGACAAGGGGACGCAGGGGACGGGCATGAGGTGACCATGCGGTCACGCCTGCATGCACATATCGTATCCCTATTATTGCGTCCCCTGCGTCCCCTCGTCCCCTGGCGTCGATTATCCGAGCAATATCAACGCTATGAGAGGGGACGGCTAATCTTGGTCACCGTCCCCTCCGTCCCCTGGATAGGGCAGCAGGGCGCGCGGAATCACCACGACACGGATCTTGTTGCCCGTCGAGAGCTTTATAGGGTTCGGCGGCACGACAGCGCCGGGAAGTCGCGCCAGATCCTCGCGCCATTTCTCGCCTGCCCATCTGGTGCCTGCGAACATGCGGGCCAGCTGCTGGTGCTGGTTCATGACGTACAGCACGGGCGCGCCAGCCTGATCCTTCAGCGGGTAGGGGCCGACGCGCATCCCATGGTTCAGCAGGCTGCGCTTCGCTTCGTCCCTGATCCCCGCATCGGCGGCGATCGCGTCCAGGACTGTGCGCCAGACCACGGGCCGCTCGCCGCCCTTCTGCTGGTCGAGCTGGGCATGCAGCAGGTGGTGCAGGCACTGCCTTGGCCCGCCTTCGCTCTCCCGATCCTCGGCTGACGGGATGGCCCAGCGCACCAGGTCGAGATCGTCGCCCACGGCCTCCGGCGGCCGGTCGCTCAGCATGATGTGCCTGGCGGCCAGGATGGTGCCCAGCTGGTCCGCCATGCGCGGCGCGTTGCCATCCAGCTCGATCAGCGCGGCATGGTAGACCCGGAATACCTCCATGAAGCGGGGCGCGACCAGCAGCGCGCGAGACAGGAAGGCCGGGGCCCGTGACCGCAGATCGCGGATCTGCACCTCGGATGGCAGACCCTTGCTGTCTGCCGCCTTGCGCCGCAGGTCCAGGCGCGTGATGCGGCTGGCGTCCTGCGGCTTGAAATTCGGCGGCAGGATGCCGCCCATGATGGCGCTGCACACCACGTCGAAGCGCTGCGCCGAGCCGTCCGGGCTGCCGCGCAGGACCTGGGCACCCTGGCCGCCCGATGTCAGGCGCAGGAAGCCGATCACGCGCTGCAGCTTCTCGGCCTCCGCCTGTTCATCCGCATCGGCCTCATCCATCAGCGCCGCGGAGGCGCGCTGGCTGAGGGATTGGCGGATGCCCGCCTCGGTATAGCTATTGACCAACAGGGCCGTGGGATTGGCCGCCGCCAGCAGCCCGAACAAGGTGGACTTGCCGGAATAGGCCTCGCCCACGATGAAGGCATGCGGGCGCCAGGGGATGGACGCGCCCAGCACGCCGGCGCACCAAAGGCCGAACATCACCTCGGCCGAGCCGTCATGCGCCCAGTTCCATCGGCGCATCATCGCCTCCAGCTCCGCCAGGTCACCCGGGGGCGCGGGGGGCTGCACCTCGAACAGCGGCGGCCGGGCCGGCCACAGCGCGCCCTCGGCTTGGAAGCCGGGGTGGCGCCATTCGCCATCCCAGCAGATGCGGTCGCCGAGATGGGCCACCACGGCTTCCCCAGCGCGCCAGAGGCCCAGGCCCCGGCTGGGCATGGAGCCATCGAACACCATCGAACCAGCCTCGCGGATGATCCAGCGGTTGGCGCCGTCGACGCTGTAGCTGCCCGTGGGGTCACCGTGCTTGTCGAAGGCGGGGAACTGGTCCACCAGCCATTGGATGCCGCGATCGCCGAACAGGGCGTTGATGTGCTGCTTGATGCCGATCTGGTGGGCCGTCAGCTCGCGGAACTGGCCCATGTAGTCGAAGAAGTAGAAGGTGCCGCTTCGCTGCCCCAGCACCGTGATGGGGCCACCAGCCGGCCCCTCATCCGCAGGGGGCTCGGGGGGCTCGGGGGGCGGGGGCGGCGGGCCGTCGAAATCCTTTCGCAGCTGAACCACAGTCATTGTGCTGCCTCCTGTTCGCGGATGGCCGCCAGCACATCGGCATAGTCGCCGAAGGGCGCATGTGGCATCCGAATCTCGGTTTCGACATGCAGGGGCCTCAGCCGCTCCTGCAGGGTGCGGGCAGCCTGGAGGCCGCGGCCCTCGGGCGAGCGCGGCTTGGGCTGGTCCCGATCGGCGAAGATGACCACGCGGCCCACATCGAAGGGCGGCGAGAACTGCTCCAGCACCGTGGCGGAGATACAGGCCCACACCCCGATGCCGGAGAGCTGCGCGGCGGCCAGGGCGGTTTCGATGCCCTCCGCCACGCCGATCTCCGGCCCGACCGGCGCCAGCCGGATGGTGGAGGCCTTGAGCCGACCCTTGGCCAGCTTGGGGTGCTCGACCGGCAGTTTCCGGCCGTCATCGGTCAGGAAGATGCGATGCACGGCGCAGGGCGTGCCATCCGGAGCATCCACGCGAGCCACCATGGCCCAATGGCGCGACCGCGTGTGCGGATGCTCCAGCCTGGCCTGGCGCAGCACCTGGCGCGCAGCAGGCGGCAGCGGCCAGATATGGCGGCGCCGCAGATAGGCCGCGATCGGGCCATCCAGGGCAATGTCGCCGGCCCCGATCCAGATCCGGCGTGCCGCCTCGATGCGATCCCCATCATCGGGCTCGGCATCGGCCAGGGGCGCCGCAGGCTTCGGGCGGAGCGCGGGGGGCACGGGGGCCGGGCGTTCGCGGCGCGACGGCAGGGCAATGCCGGCGTCGGCCGCCAGGGTCTCGACGGCCTCCATGAAGCTGAGGCCGCGCCGCTGCATCAACCAATCCAGCGCGCTGCCATGCGCGCCGCACCCGAAGCAGTGATAGAACCCCTTATCGTCCACCACGCTGAAGGACGGGCTCTTGTCCGGGTGGAACGGGCAGCAGCCCGACCAGCGGCCGGCGCCGTTGCGCTTCAACCGCACCTCGCCCTGCACCAGGCTGGATAGTCGGGTGGCGCGCTTGATGGCATCCAGCTGCTCGGCCGGGATGGTCACAGTGGCTCACCGCACATTCGGGCCACAGTGCGGGGCGGGCAGTGCATGGCCCAGCACTGGCGGCGCAGCAGGATGCTGATGCCGGGCCAGCGCCCTACCACCTCATGCACATCATCGATGACCAGCTGGCCGCCGGCCAGCAGGATGGACGCCACCTGGCGGTCACCATCGATGGCTGAGGCCAGCAGCTGCGTGGTGCGGCTGCGCAGGCGGGCTGCGATATCCTCGGCGGAAAAAGCCCCGGGGCGCGGGGCCCCGGGGGAGTTGATCCGGGAGGAAACGCCCGCGGCGCGGGGCCGCGAGCCTTCCGGCAGCCCTGCCGGAAGCTGGATGGATGGCGCCGGCTGGGCCGGGTCATCGAACAGGGGGAGAGGGAGGGCGGTCATGGCCACGCCCCGAACCAGATGCCGACACCGTGAACCACGGCGACGGGCGCGCAGATTCCGCCAGCGATCAGGAACAGCCAGGAGGCTGCCTTGATGCAGGCAATGACGTGAGTGAGCCAGGCAGCGAACAGCGTGACGGCGAGCAGAAGGCCGAACGCACCGGCAGCTTCATTATCCGTCATCCCCAGCGCCTCCGATCATGCCACTGCATGGCCTCGACCTCCGCGTCGCGGCGGGAGACGCCACGCGCGACCTGGCTTTCGATGCGACGGCGGGTAGCGTCGTCATGGCCGGGCGCAGCATCGGCTGCCCGGCGGGCAGCGCGATCCGCGCGCTGATCCAGCCAAGCCTGCTGCTCAGCGGCGGTGCGGGCGATATGCGGCGCCAAACCCAGATCCCGGCCGATGATGGCCCATCCGGTGCCACCAGCGTGTCGCGCCATCGCAGCGCGCAGCTGCTCGGGAGTGACGGGGGCGGGCGTCATGCCGCACCCGGCCGCTGCTGGAGAACAGCGGCGGAGGGCACCCAGCGCGTGTAAGCCCGGGCGTAATGGTCCGGGCAATAGCTACTGGCGGCCTCACCCCGCATCAGCACCGGGGCATCGCAATACTGGTGGGTGGTCGGGCCCTTGTCGGGCCACAGGGGCCAGCAGCAGCGGTGCCGCGAAGAAGGCGGAGGCGGAGGGAAGCTGACATCCACCATGCGGAACGGCGTGGTGGGGGCAACGCCAGGGGCGCTCTCCATCGCCATGAGGGGCAGCGTGACTTTGGGCTGCCGCATCGGGATGGGCGCGCGCGGCTGGGCATCTGCCTTGATGGGGCTGGGGCGGGACGGCAGGCCGAGGCGATGCGCCTTGCCCAGCACGGCGTTCTTCGACACGCGCAGGATGGACGCGATGGTGCTGCCGCTGTTGGCCGGGTTGGCCCACAGCGCCTTCAGCTGGTCGATGCGTTCGGGCGTCCAGCTCATGGCCAGCGCGCCTTCAGCCGCGCGGCCTTGCGGAAGCACCAGTTGCCGGCGTCCAGCAGCTTATTGCCCAGCCAGGACAGCGCCCGGCCGAGCCCGCGCAGCAGTTTCCGCATGGGGGGAATTCTCCAGTTCTTCCAGCTCGGCCCGCAGCTTGTGCGCGCGGGTCCGGCGGAGTTCGTTTCGGGCGACCAGGGCCACCGCGTGCTCGGCCGCATCGATGCGGCCGGCGGTGCCCTCATAGAGGCTGCGGGCGCGCCTTTCGGTCACACCCAGCGCATCAGCAAAATGAATGAGGCCGCGCGCGCGAGAGCCGTGAAACAGCACGAATAACCTGCTGATTTCCTGCATTTCTCGGGCGATCCGCGCGGCCGCTTTGTCCAGCCGGTTTGACACGCCGCTGCCTATTTTGGACACGTCCGTGCATATCGTGAGGCTCATCTCATGCTCTCCGGATACTGTTCGGGGCATGGAGAGTGTTGTTCGCTATTTTCTGGTTCCTGGCTGGCGAAGGGGGGCAACCCTTCGCCAGCACCCAGATCTCGGCTTGAGCAGCGGCCTGGAGCAGACCGGCGGCGGTGCCCTGATCACGCAGGGCCCGGGGCGCCACGCACACGACGCATTCCAGGCGGACCGACCGCACCACCTCATCATCCCCGCCGTTGATCCAGCGCAGCGCCTCCCGGGCGATGGGCAGCATGCCCTGGCAGGCGCGCAGCACCCGCAGGTACAGGCCGAAGTCGTCGGCAGGCGCGATTGTGCAGTCAGACATTGCCACCGCCACGAAAGAAAGGAGCAAAGAGGCGTGCGATCCCGCGCGCCCAACGGCGCTCCCGCGCGCTCAACCCAACAGTGGCTTGCGGATGTGTGCCGACATCCTTCAGCCTGGGGGCGGAAGACTGATCAGGGAGAGATGAATGAGCAGCCCCTTCAAAGGTGCGGGAGCCGTTGCCGTGTCCTGGTACGACGCCGACAGCTACCTCGCTGTCCGGGCCATGATGAGCGATGCCCATGTGCTGCCCGCCACCTTCGACAAGTTCAAATACAGCGCGCTGAAGCACGAGGAGGACTTGCGTCGCAAAGGCATCGCCGCGGTGCGTGTTTACCTCGACATAGACAAATTCCCCCGCTTCTGCCGGGAGAGGAACCTGCAGCTCGATGCCAAGGGGCGCATGGAGTACGCCGCCTTCGTGGCCGCGAAGATCGTGGATTCGCACAATGCCGGCCAGGCGTGAGGGTATTTGAGATGACATCACGACACCTCGCGATGCTGGCGGCGGCGGGGATGCTGCTGGCGGGGGCGGCGCAGGGGCAGGAAGCGTTGCTCCCTGTCGGCGGAACCCGAGAATCGATCCAACTCGCGCAGAGCTTTGCCTCCGCCGCCGAGGTTCGACAGTTTTGCCGGCTCCAGCCCGACCTTGATGGCGCCAATGCGCTGCTGCGTCGCCTGAGCGAGCAGCTGAGGCAGATGCCCACAGAGCAACAGACGTATGTCGCCGGCTACGTATTCGCTCGTCAGGAGGCGACCATGGGCCGCGCACTCGACGCGGAGGCGCGTGCAGCGGAGTGCACCAGCGCGCTTACGCGACTCGGTCGCGCCGAGATGAGGAGGAGCAGCCAGTGACATCAGGCGCTCACCTCCGGGCACTGCCTCGGGACCCTGGAAGGCTGGGCTGCGGAGTAGGCTGCGTAGAGATCAGCGGGCTGAACTTCACCTGCCGTAGCCTCCACAATCCTGGCCACGAAGCCGGGGTTGGGCATCGTCACGCCACGCCGCGTGCGGTTGATCGTGGTCTGGTCTTTCCCGACCAGCTCCGCGAACTGCGCATCCGTCATCTTCCGGTCAGAGAGCCACTGTGAGAGCCGCATGAACAAAAGTATGCATCAGATGCAACATTCACGGAAGCCAATTTCTGCATCTGATGCACTCACGCAGGTATGCATCACATGCCTAAATTCAGGCATGGCCAATCGCATCAAGGCATTGCGGAAAGCGGCTGGCATGACGCAGCAGGATCTGGCCGACCATATCGGCGTCGATAAGACGACGATCTGGAGGTACGAGACCGGCAGCCAGGAGTTTTTCCAGAAGCCAGTCACGGACATGGCGAGGATTCTTGGCGCCCCGTCACCCGAGCAGCTGCTGTCGAGCTTCCCAGAGCCCGTTCGGCTCTACGGGAATGTTGGCGCTGGCGCCGAGGTCATTCCCCTGGATGAGGAAACCATATGGCTGGATGGCCCGCCGGGCTTAAATGACCCCATCGCCGCCGAGGTGGTGGGCAGGTCGATGCTGCCAGTCTATCGGCCGAGGGATATCTTGTTCTTCGATCGGCGCACGCGCGTAGACGAGGATGTCATCGGCGAAGATTGCATGGTCAAAGTCTCCGACGGGCGCATTCTCGTTAAGCGCGTGCTTCGCGGCTTTCTCAAGGGCCATTACCGCCTTTTCAGCTACGACACCCAAGAGGAAAGCGAGGATCTGAGGCTCGAATGGGCGTCGCCAGTGGAGTGGGTGAAGCGCGCCAGGACTCGCGGCTAGATCAAGTGGCGCATCTTTTCGAGCTGCGCGCTCACAGCCTCGGACATCGCCCTTACGGCCAGTGCCTGGCACTCCGCCTGGCGCTTTGCCTCAACACCCTCGGCGTTGAAAACATACTCTTCAGCTGCCAGTAGCGCGTCATCCAACTCCCGCTGCCACACCTCCAGCCTTCGGCGAAGGTCGCCCTTGGACAGGTGATCCTCCACCTCCCACGCTCCAATCAGGGCCCGTGTTGCCTGCGCAATCCGGGAGGCGGGCTCACCTTTCATGGCGCGCTGCGCGATGACGGTTGCCGCCTTAAGCGCTCCCGCCTTTCCAGCATCCGGCACCGGCGCAAATGGACGAGAGTCTCGCGTCACACCTATCCGCATCTCATGCAACTCCTTATGAGAACAAGAAGGGAACACGAGACGTAACGCGACTCGTGCTGGGCGCGCAATATGCATTTGGTGCAATAATCCACTTGCCAGAAAGTATGCATGTGATGCAGACAATAGGGAGCCGCCCACCCGGGTGGCTTGGAGGCATCCATGTCCAAACCCATCACCCCCGCCACGACGGCCGAGCCCAAGGCGAACGATCCCGATCTCGCCCGCTTCGCCCGCGCCTTTACCGAGTGGGACCGTCGCTATCGCGAGAACCCGGAGTGGTTCGAGAGCGAGGCCGTGCACCTGCTGAAGGGCACGCCTGAGACCTATGGCGATGCGGCCGCGCCCTACTTCCTGGCGATCCTCACCGAGCAGGGGGAGTGACCGCCATGCTCGACACCCCCGCGCCCACCGCGCGCATCGCGCCCTGGCCCGATCGGCCCCAGGCCCATAGCGGCCACGTCGCCGCCGACGCGCCCCCGGCGCCCCGCCGCGATCCCGCCGCCCTGCACGCCACCATCACCGCCGGGCGCTACGCGCTGCTGCGCATGACGATTGAGGCGCGGAAGGCCCTTTGCCACCGGCCTGAAGCGAACCTGCTCTCGGCCGTGGATGGCGCGCTGGCAGAGCTGGACCGCGGGGAGCCGCAGCAGAACGCCTATCCGGGCCTGCTGGCCCTGGACGCCCGCATCACCACCCGCCAGCTGGCGCTGCTGGTGCTGGAGGTGACGCGCACCATCCCGGAGGATCAGCGCACGCCCAGCATGCGCGCCGCCCTGGCCGATGCCGCCGGCATCGCCGCCGACGCCCTGCGCCTGCCGGATGCCGCCGCATGACCCGCGCGTATGAGGCGATCGACAAGATCCGCAGCGAGGTGAGCACGGATTACGCAGGCCACCAGCCCAGCGCCGTGGAGCTGTCCCGGCTGCGGTCCAGCCTGCACGCGCTGCGCGGCGCCGCCAGCCACGTCAGCGATGCCCTGCCGCTGTCTCACTGCACGCCGGAGCTGCTGCAGGCCGAGGGCACCATCCTGCTGGCGGCCACCGCGGAGGTTCAGGCGTTCCGCCGGCGCCACCCGCTGGGGCGGAGGGCTGCGTGATGCACGTCATGCTCGACCTGGAAACCCTCAGCACCCGGCCGAACGCCGCCATCATCGCCATCGGCGCCGTGGCGTTCGACCCGGAGCGGATGGAGGTGCTGACCACCTTCGAGGCCCGCATCCGGCCGTCCAGCGCGCACCATTACGACCGGCATCTGGAAATGGAGACGCTGGCCTGGTGGATGCATCAGCCGGACGCCGTGCGCGCCCAGTGGGATGAGGGCGGCATGATCCTGCCGGAAGCCCTTTCGGATTTCGTGGACTGGCTGCACTTCTTCTGGCCCGGGGAGGTAACGGCCGTTTGGGGCAACGGTGCCGCCTTCGACAACGTGGTGCTGCGCGATGCCTGCCGTGCCGTGAAAGGCTCGGCGCCCTGGTCCTACAAGCAGGACCGCTGTTACCGCACCCTGCGCGCGTTGTTCCCGCACATCGAGGAGCCGCCCTTCGAGGGCGAGCGCCACACCGCCCTGGCCGACGCCCTGCACCAGGCCAAGCACTGCATGCGCCTGCTGGCGGCGCTCCGCACGGAGGCCCAGCCCCATGCGTAGCGGCTGCACCCACCTGTTCGGCCTCAGCTGGAGCCCCAGCCACCACGCCCGCGCCATGCGTCGCCGCCGCCGGCGCCGCCTGATCCGCCGCGTGACCCGCATCGGCGCCTGCCTGGCGCTGCTGGCCCTGCTGGCCTGACCCCCGCCACCCCGATCCGCAGGAGCATCCCATGCTCAACCTGACCCACTACCAGCGCACGCTGGGGCGCGAGGCCCTGGGCCTGCCCGCCCCGGGCAACACCACCACCCGCAACCGCTTCGCCGTGGCGCCCGATGCGCCCGCGATGCTCAACACCTGGCATGGCCTGGTAGCGCGCGGCGCGGCCGAGCTGCTGGACGCCGAGGGCGCGCAGGCGGAGGTGTTCCGCCTGACCCTGGCCGGCGCCCTGGCCGTGCTGCAGCCGGGCGAAAGCCTGTGCCCGCAGGAGTTCCCCGACGCGCCCGCGGCAGCGGCGTGAGGGGAGGCGATGACCGACCGCCCCATCATCTTCTCCGCGCCGATGGTGCGCGCCCTGCTGGACGGCAGGAAGACGCAGACGCGGCGGGTCATCAAGAAGCCGGCGGCGCTGGACGCGCTGGCGGTCTTCGGTCCTTCCTTCCTATCGAAGGCCGGGAACGCCGATCTGGTGGGCTACGCCCCCGGCGACCGGCTGTGGGTGCGGGAGAACTACGCGCGCGTCGGCGATAACGAGGATGACATTCACGCCTGCCCTGATCTGCGGGTCCATGCTTACTACCGCGCGGATGCGGTGTGCCCGGGCCACCTTCGGTGGCGCCCCTCCATCCACATGCCACGCTGGGCCAGCCGCCTGACGCTGCACGTCGAGGCGGTGCGGGCGCAGCGGCTTCAGGACATCAGCGAAGAGGATGTGCGAGCCGAGGGCGGCTTGCAGCTCCGATCCGGACGGTGGGTTACTGCCCAGGGCGAGCAGCACTTCGGCCTGGCGCATCACACCGCTCGGGGCTGTTTCGGCAGGCTATGGAGAGACCTTCACGGTCCCGACGCCTGGGCCGCCGACCCCTGGGTCGCGGCCGTCACCTTCCGCGTCGAGCGCCACAACATCGACGCCACGCCAACCACCACAACCCCAACCACGGAGCCCACCCCGTGAGCACCACCATGCAGCCGGCTGTCCAGCAGCGGCCGCAGGCGCCGGCCGGCGCCACGCCCACCCCCGAGGCACCGCGCCGCCGCAAGGCCTGGGCCGTGCACGTCCAGCGCATCGACGGTCCCGATGGCATCTATTTCGCGCCCACCCGTGCGAAAGCACGCTCCAAGGTGATCGCGGACATTCGCGATGCCTGGGACTGCGACTGGCTGCGCGCCGCCAAGCACATCCTCGCCATCCGTCGCGCGCCCCACGTCGACGTGCTGCTGCCACAGCCCCATCCGCTGGCTGACACGCTGAGCATCGAGCACCTGCACATCGTCACGCACGCCTATGGCGGCACCGGCCCGCAGGCCGGCTATCGCAACCACTACTTCACTACGTCCGATGACCCCGACCTGCTTGCCCTGACAGAGACGGGGTTCTTCCGGCGCGGTCGGGAGGTTCCCGCGCGCTTCAGCGGCGGCGACCCCCACACCTACTTCCAGCTGACCGAGCTGGGCCGCGCCGTCGCGGCCTCGCTGGTCGACACCTATTAGCCGCGCCCGCGGCCCCACCCGAACCCGGAGCCCACCCATGCCCGAACCCGAGACCAATTCCGATGTGGGCGGCATCGCCACCGACCGCCTGCGCAGCATCGTGGAGCGCATCGAGCGCCTGGAGGAGGAGCGCAAGGCGCTCGCCAGCGACATCGGTGACATCTACGCCGAAGCCAAGGGCGCCGGCTTCGAGCCCAAGGTGATCCGCCAGATCATCTCCATCCGCAAGAAAGAGCCCGCCGAGGTGGAGGAGCAGGAAACCCTGCTGGACCTGTACCGCCGCGCGCTGGGGATGTGACGATGCCGATACGCGCCGAGAATCGGAAGCGTTATCCAGGCGAATGGCCGGCCATCAGCCTGCGCATCCGGCGCGATCGCGCGGCCTGGCGCTGCGAACATACCGACCAGCACGGCGAGCGTTGCCTCGCCGTGCATGGCCAGCCTCACCCTATCACCGGCAGCAAGGTGGTACTGACCGTGGCCCACCTGGACCACACGCCGGAACATTGTGACGAAAGCAACCTGCGCGCTATGTGCCAGCGCTGCCACAACACTTATGACGCCCCCACGCGCCGCGCCGGCACTCAACAGCGGGCCCGCGCTACGCTGGCCATCGCAGAGTTGGATCTGGGGAACGGCAATGCCTGACGGCTCCACCCACCCCTGGCCAGCCCTCATGCGCGCTGAAACGGCCGCCCGCTATCTGGACGTGAGCAAGACCACCTTCCTGACGACGATCGCACCGGAGCTGCGCGAGATTACGGTGGGCAAGCGCGTAAAAGCATTTCGCCGGACTGATCTCGACAACTGGCTAGACCTCAAAGCAGGCATCAAGCCAAAGTCGGACTTCAAGAACCCCTGGCATTGACCGCAGCCATGAGCCCAGTGCCCGTTCGGCTGAAGCACATCAGCCGGTTCAAAGATCGCCATGGCAAGACGCGACACTATTTGCGAGTGCCTGGATGCAAGCCAGTGGCGCTGCCTGGGGAGCCCGGCAGCCCGGAGTTCATGGACGCCTATCTCAATGGCGTGCGCACCGCATCGGCCAAGAAGCCCGGCGAAGGTAAGGTGCAAGCCGGAAGCCTCGATGCGGTCGCCATCAGCTTCTACCAATGCGACCTGTTTAAGGGCCTGCGTGCCAGCACCCAGGTTCAATACCGCCGCGTCATCGAGGATCTGCGACGGGACCATGGTGGCAAACCATTTGCGCTCCTAGACAAGCAGGGCACGAAGAAGCTGCTGGAGGAAAAGTCCGGTCGCCTAACGGCATACAACCGGCGCCTGCGCATGCTGAAGCTGATGGTGAAGCATGCCATGGATGACCTGGAGCTGCTCGATGAAGACCCCACCGAGGGCGTGACGCGAAAGAAGCATCAGGCGACCGGCTTCCGACCGTGGGATGAGGGACACATTGAGCAGTACCGGGCCCGGCACCCGAGCGGTACGACCGCCAGGCTGGCGCTCGAGCTACTGCTTAATGTGGGTCAGCGGCGCGGCGACACCGTGACAATCGGCCGCCAGCATTTGCGGGAAGGCGGTAGCAAGATCGGGCTGCGCCAGTCGAAGACCGGTGAGTGGGTGAATGTGCCGATTCTGCCGGACCTACAGCGAGAGCTAGCCCTGCTGCCCGCCACTCAGATGACGTTCCTGGAGGTGAACGGGCGGCCGCGTAGCGCGAACGGCTTCTACAACACCTTTCGTGACTGGTGCGCCCAGGCCGGGCTGGAAGCGGGGCTGGCGCCACATGGTCTGCGCAAGGCTTGCGGCCGGCGCTTGGCCGAGGCCGAGGGCAGCGCGCATATGATCATGGCCGTGCTGGGCCATCGAACCCTGGCCGAGGCGCAGAAGTATTGCGACGACGTGAACCGCGCGAGGCTGGCAGAGCAGGGCATGGAGAAGGTGCGGGTAATGACGCGGCAGGGTGAAAAGTGA